AATACCTTTTCCATGCGCACAATTAACCTGCATTGTGTTATTTTTAATTAAATTATTATCATTTTCATATATCATATTTATAAATTGATTTAGAAGAGTTCGTTTTCCACTACCCATTAATCCATGAAAAATAATATTTGGAATTTTTTTATTATTTATAAATATTTGTAATCTTTCTATTATATCTTTATGAATATCTAATTTATTCATTAAAATAATATAATTATTATTATTTAAATAATAATTATATTTACAACTTATTTATTTAATCAACCTCTTCCATTTTGCTTTCATCTTTATTATTAACTATATGAGTAATATTAGATAAACCATGATCTGTATTATTAGTTACTATATTATCTCCTTCAAATAATTCTTGTCTAATATCTGAAACAGAAATTTCTTTTGAATTACTCTGTGAATTATATGTTAAAGATATTTCATTTGTATTTAAATTATTAACACTTACCAATTCACCATCAGCATTCATAGTTTGAGTTAATTTAGCACCTGTTTCTTCAGCTTTTTTACGATTATCTTCCATAGCTTTTTCTTTAGATTCTCTAACACGTTTATCAAATTCTTGTTTAGCATGTTTTTCATTTTTATCTTTTTCATTCATTAATTCATTTAATTCTTGTTCTAAATACTCTACTCTTCCTGTTTTATATGCTTCTGGATGGAAAGGCATCCAAATGCCTACTGGACCTACATATACATCATGATTGGGATCCGCTTCTCTTAACATTTTACAGCGTAATTCAGCTTCTTGTTGATTAGGAAATGAACCTCTAACTTTAATACCTCTAGTTGATGTTTGAAATTGATATATAGAATTAAATTCTTCTTCTAATTTTTCTTCATGCGCATCTAGATATGTTTTATATTCATCGTTAAGATTAGTAAGAAATAATTTATCTTTTTCCTCTAATGCAAATTCTTGTAAATCAGCAGTTAATTTATCAAAATTAAGAGAATATTTATAGGCAATAAAATTTAAAAATTGAGTATATTTTTCCATTGATTTAGCGAGATCCCATTGTTCAATAAATTTTTCAAACATAAATGTTTCTTTTTGTTTTAAAATTTTTTCAGGTGATACAAATGATAAACAAACATATTTTTGTCCAGCTAATGGCTTATCTTCATCTAAGAGATCAACATGTTTAGTAGTTTTATTCATATATATTTTATATATTTTTTAATTTTAAGTTTTTATTTAATAATATTATTTTTTTCTTTACTTTTATTATAATAATGAACGGAATGTTTGATATGGGTGAACTTGTTCGTAGAGCTATAAAATATTTAGTTGAAGGTTTTATGGTTGCGATTGCTGCTTTTGCTATTCCTCAAAAACAATTAAAAATTGATGAAATTTGTTTAATTGCTTTAGTAGCTGCTGCTACTTTCAGTATTCTTGATACTTATGTGCCAAGTATGGGTAGCACAGCTAGAACTGGTGCTGGTTTCGGCATAGGTGCGAATTTAGTAGGTTTTCCTGCCTAAATTTTAAATATATTTTTAATAATTAATTATAAATATATTTATTAACTATTTAGAAACATTAATAAATAATATAATTATTACTAATGCAAAAAATTTTATTAATCGTCATGTCATTATTTATAACAGATAGTGCATCAATTATAATAGCAAAACGAATTAATAAATCTATTAATATTAAAAATAATAAAAATATTCGATGGTTTTTTATACATTTTATTAGTAATTTATTTGTTTCTATAAATGCTATATCTGATTTAAGATTATGTTTATTAGAACCATATAATATATATAAATATAAATGGAGTTCTTCTTCTTATAATACATTTTATATATCTGTCATTACACATATATATCATATTATCTTCTTTAATTTAACAAAGGCAGATCGTTTACATCATGGTTTAATGGTATTAATAGCCGGATCAATTGAATATTATAAAAAATCTATTATTAGCCCAGCTGCTTTATTTTTTATAACTGGTTTACCAGGATGCATTGATTATTTTTTATTATTTTTAGTTAAACTTAATAAATTATCTAAAAAACGAGAGAAAATAATATACTTATACTTAAGTACTTATATTAGATCACCAGGTGCTTGTATTATATCTGTTATGGGATTGTATAATTTAAAACATGAATTTAATAATAGTATTTTAAATGGTATTATTTCACTTATTTCATGTTTATTAGTATTTTGGAATGGACAATATTATCTCATGATATCAAGTCGAGATTATGGTAAATTTATACAGAGCAATTAATAATAAAATTGAAAATATTTAATATCAATAATTATTAATAATTATGGAACACCAAGATTTCAAACCTGTTGTATTTAACGCACCTAAATCTAATACTAAGAAACCAATCGATAATACTAGTAAAAAAACAAATACTGAAAGTAAAATAATTGCTCCACCTAAATTAGGTCAAATTATTTTACAATCTAGAACTAGTTTAAATAAAACACGAAAACAATTTGCAATTGAATTAAATATTTCAGAACAAATTTTATCGCGTTGGGAAACAAATAGAGAAATCCCAACTAATTTACAAATTGCTTTAATGGAAAAAAAATTATCAGTTAAATTACCTAGAACAAAAAAAATAAAAGAAAAAGAATAAATAAATATATATATATATATATATGTCTAAATCATTAAATAAATATAAATCATTACAAGAATTAAAAGAACATATAAAAAAATCTTATAGACATTCTGGACTAAAACAATCTGATTTTTTAAAATCAGAACATTTAAATTCAAAAAGTCTTTTTAGTAAATTACAAGATGAATTAGATATAATTACAGATTATTTAAAAATTCCTGATAATGAACTTATCCAAGATGTAACAAACCAATTAAAACGTTCGGGTTATAATGATAAAAATATTGAAAATCAATATAATATAAAAGTATTTAATAAAAACAATAATAAATTATTATTAGTATGTCAAAATCCAACTTTTAATTATGATAAAACTAATATTGAATTTGCAAAAGGTATAATTAATTATCTTAATTTATATATTGGTTATATATATAAAAATTATAAAGATTTATTAAAATATAAACAAGATAAATCATTATTAAAAAAAACAAAAATAACTGATTTATATGATTTAAAAAATAGAATGAATAATTTATCATTTCCAGATATGAAACAACTTTCTAATTTTGATATATTTATTACACGCTTTATATTATATGTATTAATGGATCATTATACAATTATAGACACTTTTACATGGAGAATAAAAGGATTACATACTTTATTATATTATAAACGAGATGAACAAATTCCTCATCATGTTAAAATTTTGAATATTAAACAGGTTATAAACAGTATTGATTTTTTAAATGAATTAAATATGTATGTTAATCCGAATATAATAACCTATTTCAATCATGTTATTAAAGAATATAATGAATATATTAAACATAATATTAAAGATAAATCATTAAATAAATTATCTTTTTTTCAAAATAAAGTAATTAGTAAAACAAATTCATATAATCGATCTATAAATAGTAGAAAATCTGTGAAAAGTAGAATTACTAGAAAAATGAAAACTATTTAATTATTTAATTATTTAAATTTAAAATTGAAATAATTAAATATTTAAAAATAAAATTTAATATGACAGAAAATCAAACTCAGCATTATGAAGATAAAAATGAAATGAATACTCATATTCTTTATCCTAAAAGATGTGATAATAATGAACCCCTTAATATTGATGATTATAATAAAAAATGCCCATTTTATGAGCATCCTTCATTAAAAATAAATGAAAATAATTGGGCAGATTCTCCAAACATTTCTCTTGAAGAACTTCATACTCGAGGTGTATGGGAATGGAATTCAACAAAACCAGTTTTAGTAACTCTTAGAGATGCAGAAATTAAATTTAAAGATGGAAAACCAGTTACTCCAATTAAAACAGGAATTAAAGGAAGAGGAATGTTAGGTAAATATGGTCCAAATCATGCAGTAGCTAGTATCATTACTAAATGGATTAATAGTGAACTGCACTTTATTGGGATTATACAAAATGATACTAATGAATGGGCTATTCCAAAAGGAATGGTAAATACTAATGAGGATAGTTATGATACTCTTCGACGTAAATTTAAAGAAAAAGTATCTAGTGAATGTAGTAAATCAGTATTAGACGAAATTTTTATAAAAAGAAATGATGAAATTATTTATGCAGGACCAATCTATGAAGATCCGCGAACTACAGATTCTGCGTGGATTGAAATATTAGTTGTTCACTATCATATTGAAGAAGAATTAGCTAATAAAATTAAATTAAATTCACAAAAAAGTGAAATTAAAAATATTAATTGGATTAACTGTAATGAAAATCTATATGGAGGTGATAAAAAATTTATAGATATGGTAAAAGAAAAAATGGAATATGTTAAAACTGAAGAAATTCTAAGAGCAAAAATTAATAATGAAAATGAAAATTTTGAACATTATTATAAAGTTGCAAGTATATTTGCATATATATCTATTGTAATTATGATTATATACTATGTATTACAACTTAATAATTCTATTAAAACTACCGAAGAATATGTTTTTAATAATAGAGAAAAATGTATTCTTAATAATAGTGAAGAATTTATTCTTAATACAGAATAATCTATTTCAAAATATATTTGTAATTATGATTTTACTATTTAATATTAAAATTTAAATATATTATATTACTTCAATAAAAATTTTTGCTTTATTTATTCCTTTCCATGTAGTATTATTAAAAACAATATCATTTAAATGAAAATATAAAATATTCATATTTTTTAATTTATTTATACTAATATTTTTTATAATTATTATTATTATATAATGGTTTCTGTATATCGCCCAAAATCACAAGATTATCAAAAAAAATTATTTTCAAATAGTGAATTAAACAAATTTAGAGATTATAACTTGGAAAAAAGATTATCAATTCTATCCGATAAAGTAATGTTAAAAAAAGAAATTGCAAAAAATATAACTTTATATAAATTTCCTATTGATAAGTGTAGAGAGATAAAAGCATATAAAATATTAGACCAATATATGCCTGAAAAAATTAAAGAAGAAAAAAGGGAAAAAAAAGAACCTTTAATTCATCATATGGAACAAGTTCTTCATAATATGCCTCATAAAGATGCCGATGGAAATATAATAGGAGAATCAAATGAAAAAAATTTAGATTTAAGATCGTTAAGTATTATATCTTACCAATTAGCAGAACAATTTGCTAGGGAAAGAGGTTTTCAAGTTGGAAAATTAAGACATACAGAATTAGCAGAAACACATTATTATTTTGTTAATACGGATAAACCTAAAACAGGTCAATTAGGTAGACACGTAGATGATGGTGCTGCTGTTTCTTATAAAACTATAACTTTAATTTGGTATTTAATAAAATCACCAACGGTGAAAGATGGAAATATTAGAATTTATAATAACGAATATGAGAGGTATGGTGAAAAAGAAGACGCTGGAGTTCAAATAGAGATTAATTATGATGATATTATAAAAAAAAATAATGAACAAAAATGTATATGTTTAATATTTAATGGAAATATACCACATCAGCCAGAACAATTAAGCGGAGAAGGAAAGCGTTCGGCTATTGTTTTTCAATTTGAAAGAATTGATCCGCCGTCGCGCTCTCGGTCAAAAAGACCCACTGTAAAACGTTCATCAGATGATAAAACTACTTCATTCAAGGGAGGAAGAAAAGCAAGAAAAAAAGCAAGAAGAAGAACAAGAAGAAGATAAGATATTAAAAATATTTATTTTCATTTCCTTCACAAATTAAATAATTTGGACATTTCATTATAATTAAATTAAATAATATTATATAAAACTATCTAATTAATTTTAATTAATGTATTTATCTGGATTAATACGAACTAATAGAGCAATTGCTGCTAATTTAATTAAATAATTATTATGTTAATAATAGATTTATTTTTTATTTTATATAGTAGGAATAAATTCCCAATCTAATTCATTACATATTTTTTTCCATATTTCATCTTGTTGTATTCTTTTCTCTCTATTTATTTAAAATATATATATAAGTGATTTAAAAAAAGAGAGTCTAATTATATTAAGAAGCGGTCTAATGACATCAATGTCTTTATCTATTATAAATGCAAGAATTAATGAAGAGACAGCGCGTGCGGTCAACCAAACATGGATAAATAAAAATCCTGATTTTCAGAGGGAATATGATGCATGGGATGATAAATTAAAAACTAGATTTGTTGAAACAATGTTATTAAATAGAGCAATGAATCCTATCTGGACTATATTAAATCCAGATAATAATTCTGAAGAAATATTAGATGGAATGCATCGTATAACTACAGCTACTGATTTTATAAATGGAAAATTTCCTTTAGTTGAAAAATTCATTACATGTGAAGAATATAAAAAATATAATAGAAAATATTTTAAAGATTTAAATCCAGATGATCAGTCAAAAATAAGAAATTATAATTTTATATTTAACCATTTAGATTCAAGTTATAGAACTGATATTAATAAAAGAAAAGATATGTATGAAATTTTAAATCGTAGTAGTAAAACACTGAATGAGTATGAATTTAATAAAGTTTTATATAATCCATTTTATGAAATTATTTCAGAAAACAAATTAGAATTTAATAAATTTTTAAATAAAAAAGATCAAAGAGGTGAAATAGAATCAGAAATAATGTTTTTACTTGTTTTATCTCAAGATATGCCATCAAGTTGGGTATCAATAACTACATTAATAAATAATTATTTAAAAAAAAACATTGGTGAAACAGAAGAAGAAGTTAATAGTTTTTTAATAAATAACAGAGAAGAAATTAAAAATAAATTGGATTTTATTCTAAAAATTATTGAAAGATTAAAAAGTGAAAATATATTTAGTAAAGATAAGAGAACATTTAATAAATATTATTTACCTTATAAATTTATAATTAGTCGATTATGTTTTAAATTAAAATTTATGTATAATGTTACTCGTTATATCCAAAATATTATAACAGATTTAAATAATGAAATACTAACTATTGATATTCAACAAAAATTGCATTGTAAATCAAGAAATGCAATATTTCAAAAAGATTTAATTAAATTAATTGATACTATTATAGATAAGAATTATGATCCTAACGATAATACTAATAATAGATTATTTAATAAAAAAATGAAAGATGATAAATTAAAAGAACAAAAAAATAAATGTAAAAATTGTCTAAAAGATTTAACTAATATAAAATATGAAGCTGATCATATAAAAAAATGGTGTAATGGTGGTAAAACAGAATACTCTAATTTACAAATATTATGTCATCCATGTCATATTTTAAAAAATTAATTAATATTAAATAGTAGGAATAAATTCCCAATCTAATTCATTACATATTTTTTTCCATATTTCATCTTGTTCTATTCTTTTCTCTCTGTCTTTCAACATTGGAAAATAGGGTAAAAACTGTCTTTGATCCAATAATTCACATAATTTATATACTGTATAATAATAATTTAAAAAATTAACTCTTTCTTCAGGACAAAATTTAGAATATGGTTCTTGAATAGAAGAAAAAAGATTACATAATGTTTCTTCTAATTCTGGTGACATAATTGGTGGTTTAATACCTAATTTATCTTTAATAAAAGGAATATGCTCATAATATTTATTATAACCTAATTTTTTTAAAATCTCTTTAGCTTTTTTATTAGAAATTTGAGATAATTCAATTCTCTCTTTTTTAACTTGAGCTTTTATATTTTCTAGAACTTCATCAGGTATTTGTGTGGTTTCTTTTGCTTGAAATTGGGCTAATATTTCTCTAAAATGATTAATTCTTTTATAAGCATAAAAACAAACTTCTTTAGGCGGTTCTTTGTATGATGGTTTTTCATTTTCAATTAAAAATTTAACATTATTGGAACAATTATTACATACTAATATTCCCTCAAAATCAATAGGAATTAATTCCCCTTTATTACAGATATTACAAATATCTGTAGAATATACAAAAGAATTTGTATCAATTATACTATTTGTAATATTTTGAAAATATTGTTGACTACTAGTTAAAGAATTATCTATATCTGTATTTATATTTTCATTTTTATTAATATTAAAAAAATTATTTAAACTTTTATTTTTTTCTTTCCCAACTGTTTTACAAATATTTTTTTTATTTTCAAAATAATTAAAAACGTGTGGAATATTCTGTAAATAATACTCTTTTTTTTTATTTTTAAGAAATAATTTTTCTTTTTTAATACTTTTAAGTTCTTCTTCTAATTCTAATTTTTTATCTATAGAAATATTTAAATTATCTAATTCTTTTTCTATATATATAATTTTTTCTTCTAATTTAGGAATTTCTATAGTTTCATTATTATAAAAAATATTCAAAAAATCTTTATGTTTACTGGCTACTGTTTCATTTTTTTTTTCATCAATTTCTAACTTTTTACAATTTTTTGGCTTAAATGTAGGCATAATATATATTAATATTATCAATGTTTAATTTTATATTTCATTATTCATTAATTTAAATTAGATTTATATTTTAATTATTTTTAAAATATAATAAAATATAAATCTAATATCATAATATATAAATCTAATATGATAATATATATAATATTTTATGAATTAAATATTAAATATATTTTATAAAATTAAATTAATTAATTTAATTTTATAAAATTTTTTTCTTTAGCAATATTATAACAATATGGGTGGAGGTTTAATGCAACTCGTTGCCTATGGTGCTCAAGATGTTTACCTTACAGGTAATCCCCAAATTACCTTTTGGAAGGTAACCTACCGTAGATATACTAATTTTGCCATGGAATCTATTGAACAAACTTTCAATGGCCAGGCTGATTTTGGTCGCCGTGTTACTTGCACAATTAGCCGTAATGGTGATCTTGCCTTTAGAACTTATTTACAAGTAACTCTTCCAGAAATTAATCAGCAGATGGCTAATAATCCACATTTACCTTTTCCGGCCGCTGCCGGCAAACCTTTCGAAAATGAAGTCTATGCTAGATGGCTTGATTTCCCTGGAGAACAGTTAATCTCTCAGGTTGAAGTTGAAATTGGTGGTCAGCGTATTGATCGTCAATATGGTGACTGGATGCACATTTGGAATCAGTTAACACTTACTGCTGAACAGGAACGTGGTTACTACAAAATGATTGGTAATACTACTCAATTAACTTTCATTACTGATCCTTCTTTCTCGGACATTGATGGACCTTGCGACTCGAATGCTCCCCGTCAGGTTTGCACTCCCCGCAATGCTCTCCCTGAAACTACTTTATATGTGCCCTTCCTTTTCTGGTATTGCCGCAATCCCGGTCTTGCTCTTCCTTTAATTGCTCTCCAATATCACGAAGTTAAAATTAATCTCGATATTCGTCCTATTGATGAGTGCTTATGGGCTGTCTCTACTTTATCCAGCCAGTGTTCGGATAATCAAAGTGTTAAAGTTACAACTGCATACAATCAGTCTTTAGTTGCAGCTTCACTCTATGTTGATTATGTTTTCTTAGACACTGATGAACGTAGACGTATGGCGCAAAATCCTCATGAATATCTTATTGAACAGCTTCAGTTCACTGGCGATGAATCGGTTGGTTCATCATCTAACAAAATTAAACTTAACTTCAATCATCCTTGCAAAGAATTAATCTGGGTTGTTCAGCCCGATCAGAATGTTGATTACTGTGCTTCTCTCTTATGCGGCCAGACTCTTTATAAAATTTTAGGTGCTCAGCCTTTCAATTACACTGATGCTATTGATGCTCTTCCCAATGCTGTTCACTCTTTCGGTGGTCCTAACTCTGTTGCTGGTGGCGGTTCGACGGGCGCGCCTGCCTCAAATGCTTTCATTGGAAGTGATGGTCTCTTTGTTGATCCTGGTGCTGAAGATGTTACTGGTGCCTGGATTTGGAATAATATTCCTGATGGTAACATGGCGGATAGTGGTGGCGTATACGTGGGCCCCCAACTTGGACGCACTCCGCAAGAACCCGATCAGTCCACTGTTTCGGATGCTGGCACATTTGTTCTTACAGAAACATCGTTATACCTTCACTGCTGGGGTGAAAATCCCGTTGTCACTGCTAAACTCCAGCTTAATGGTCAGGATCGTTTCTCTGAACGTGAAGGCACATACTTCGATCTTGTCCAGCCCTACCAGGCTCACACTCGTAATCCCGATACTGGTATTAACGTATACTCTTTCGCTCTTCGTCCTGAAGAACACCAGCCATCTGGCACCTGCAATTTCTCACGCATTGACAATGCTACTCTTCAGCTTGTTCTTTCCAATGCCACAGTTGAAGGCACCTCCACTGCTAAAGTTCGTGTCTATGCTACTAACTACAATGTTCTCCGTATCATGAGTGGTATGGGTGGTCTTGCCTACTCTAATTAAGTTTTAAATTAATTTTCAATAAAAGTAAAAAAAATTAAATTTTAATAATATTATTATTAAATTTTAATAATTTAATTTACAACAACAAGTTCAGAAGTTAGTAAAGATTGAATATGTGGATTTGTAGTTAATTCAGATGCTAGCTTTCCATCCCGATTTAAAATTGTTTTGTCAGCACCTTTTAGAAGTAATTTTTCTACAATATTATAATTATTATTATATGCGGCCTGATGAAGTAATGTCCAGCGTTTGGCATTTCCACCTTCAACATTAATTAAATCAGAACATTCATCTAGCATAGCTTCTACTACATCCCATTGATTATTTTTTCCAGCATCTAAAATTCTATGTTGGTTAACCATATCTACAGTACCGTGGTCAAGAATCGGAACTGATAATCTTGCTGGTGAGGATTGAACTTGGGAAACTGGATAAGCTGATGGTGGTGGAGAAGGAATTTCAACACTTGGAGCCGCCAGTACGTTAACTCCTGCTGGCATTCTTGCTACTACTGGTGGAGATGCGACATGGCTGGGTTGAGATGCCTGTCGTTCAGCCTGAATAAAACCTGTATCTTGACCTGATCGAGTTCTTACTGCTGAACTAGCAGCAGCCCTATATACTGCTTGGATTGTTTCTCCTCCATTATCAGAATAATTAATTGCTCGATCTGCACCAATACCCATGGATTGTGCTTCTAGAATAGCATCTTGATTAGCAGCTAAATACATAACTTTAATATTATATAATTCTTCTGATCTTTTAATTAATTCTTTAATTGATTGTTTACTCCATTTGCTACTAGCATTCTCATAGCCATCAGTTGCTACATAAATACAACATGAATCAAATATATTATTATCCATTTCTTTCATATCAAAATAGCTTTTAATTGTATCACCCATTGCATCGAGAAGAGCAGTTTGTCCTCGCGGAACAAAATTACATACTTCAAAGAGAGGAACTGTCTCCAATGATTGAGCATTCCAAAGAATATTTTGTTCATGATCAAATAACTTTAGTGTTACATTAATTTCTGTTCCATCTTCTTTCGTTGATTTAAGTTCATCAATACAACTATTAATTCCGCCAACTGTATCAACTTCTTTACCACGCATTGATCCAGAACGATCAACTACAATTGCAATGCTCTGTTTTGCCATTTTTATTTATATTTTAATTTAATTTTAAATTATTTCAATTTTTTAATAATTTAAAAAATTAAAATACTTTAAATTATGCCCCAACTGTTTGACCAGCTACACCATGTTGTACCATATCTAATCCAGCAGCCTCAAATAAACTACACCCTAAAGTAACTAATTGATTTTTTGAGTCTGGGATTTGCTTTAAACATGGTGTTTCTAGAGTTGTTGGATCATTCTGCATAGCTTTACCTTCCGCTTTGGCTTTACTTTCTCTCTCCGCCATTTTATCAAGACTTTGTTCTGATTTTGCTTCACTTTTTGAAGTCAATGTTTTACCTTTTGGTTGAAGATATTTAAATAACATCAATGCACCCATATCTGCACCTATCCTCCCCGCCGTCTCTCCATCAGTAGTATTAAAACCACCTTTTTGAATTTTTTTAATTGATCGATATTTTTTTGATCGATATTTTTTTGATCGATATTTTTTTGATCGATATTTTTTTGATCTATATTTTTTTGATCTATATTTTTTT